CATACAGAATATTTAAATAACAAAGTTTATTTTACAAAAGATAACAGACTATTAACTCCTAATGCTCAGCCTGTTATGATGGGTTGGGAAGATCCTATAATGAAAGATGCAGCATCATTAATATGTCATAATAAAGGAAGAATACTTAATGTAGGATTTGGATTAGGACTTATAGACACTTACATTCAATCTCATAATGTAGATGAACATTGGATTATAGAAGCACATCCTGATGTACAAAATAAAATGAAAAAAGATGGATGGGATAAAAAATCCAATGTTACCTGTTTATTTGATAAATGGCAAAATGTATTAGATAAATTACCCAAATTTGATGGTATCTATTTTGATACTTGGAAAGAATTATTAGATCCATTTCATGAAATAGTACCTAATATATTGAAACCTGGAGGTAAATATACGTATTGGTCACCTATTGATTTGGAAGTACATTCTGTATTTAAAACAAATGATTATAAAGTAGAAAATGGCACTACAAAATTAGATCATATATCATCAAATCAAAAATATTATAATACTTCTAAAGATCTATTCAACTATAAATTAATAACCAGAAGTTATTACAACTAGTTACATATTTATATAAAAGGAAGCTATGGCAGTAAATGTTCCAATATGGCCGGGATCATCAAGTTTTTTTCCGGGTGATACTCCATTCGGATTCTATGATTACGACTTTTCATTTCAGACAGAAGCCGATAAATTAGCCGATTGGTGTGCAAAACGTTTAGGATATCCTTTATCGGACATTGAATTACAAGATCAAAATTTTTATACATGTTTTGAGGAATCTGTTTCAGAATATAGTGCTCAATTAAATTCATATAATATTAGAGATAACATGCTCAATTTATTTGGAGCTTCAACAGGTTCAAATTTAACAGGTAAAAAAGTATCTCCTAATTTTGGAGGATTAATTGATATAGCAGAAGAGTATGGCGTTGAAGCAATGTCAGGTGGAAATGTAACATTTTATACTGGTAGTATCAATATTACTGCAGGACAACAAATATATGATATGTCTGATCCAACAATTGTCAATTTAGAATCAGGTATACCAGGAAAAGATCCTATAGAAATAAAAAGATTATTCCATAATGCACCTCCGGCAATAGCAAGATTTTTTGATCCATTTGCTGGATCGGGAGTAGGTACCCAACAAATGTTAGACTCATTTGGATTTGGAAATTATTCCCCAGGCGTATCATTTATGGTAATGCCTATATATGCTGATATGTTAAGAATGCAAGCAATTGAATTAAATGATACAGTAAGAAGATCAGCTTATTCATTTCAAATGTCTAATAACAGATTAAGAATATTTCCTCTTCCTGATGCAACTAATTTCAAAACAATTCATTTTGATTATATTTTAAAATCCGATCGAAGCAATCCTTTAAAGGGAGCAACTGGAACAATATCAGATTATTCAAATGTACCTTATGAAAATGTAACATACAAAGATGTTAATTCTGTAGGAAGGCAATGGATTAGAAGATATACATTGGCATTAGCTAAAGAGATGTTAGGATACATTAGAGGTAAGTATTCATCATTACCTATTCCAAATGCAGAAATAACACTTAACGGATCCGACCTTACAGGGGCGGCACAGACCGAAAAAGAGGGTCTTATAACAGAACTTAAAGAAATACTTGATACAATGTCAAGGCAAGCACAATTGGAAAGAAAAGAGGCTGAATCAAATTCATTACAGTCCCAATTTAATAAAATGCCAATGAAAATATATATAGGATAATTATGGCGCTATTCGGTTCAGCAAGAGATGCAAGTTTATTGAGATCTGTTAATAGAGAAGTAATTAACAAGTATATTGATACAGAAGTATCATTTTATAAACTCAATTTAGATAACACTCATTCAAACATGTATGGAGAGTCTGATAATAAAGTTTATTATGGCAAATTAAAAATGAATTGTTTGATTTTAAAAGATGAAAGATCGACTGCTGCAGATGATTTTGGATTGGATTATAGTAGAACTGGAACATTTGCATTTTTACGTGACGATTTAAAAGACAAAAATATAATAGTTGATCCAGGCGATGTAATTGGCTATGATGGAGAATTCTACGAAATTGATAGTGTATCGGCTAGTGAATATTTTGCCGGAAAGAATCCTAATAGAGATATAGGATTTACAACAGGAGAAAGAGGAGAATTTGGTCTTAGTATTTCAGTTAAATGTGAGGCACATGTTACTAGAAGAAATAGACTTAATATACAAGAAGTGCGTAGTGGCATTAATAAACAAGCTAATTTACCTAGGAATTTATGAGCAAATCAGAATTAGATAAAACATATAGTTCATTTTCGCGTAATCCGGAAATTAATCGTGCTTATCAAGTAAGGCGTGATGATGATATCATTAAAACACCTAGTTGTACAATTTATGATGTCGATTTTGCTTTAATGTCATATATACGTGATATAATTAAACCTCAGGTTATAGAAAACGAATCTATTATAGATGTGCCAATATTATATGCCAATGGAGAAAAATGGTCACAGATACAAGCAAAAGGTTTTATGTATGATGAAAAAGGTAAAGTAATGACCCCATTAATTACCATAAAAAGAAATTCAATTGCAGAACGTGATACTTTAAAGACATTAGGTGTAAATCAAAATCCGGATGGTAATGATTATGTACATAGAAACAAACATAGTGTAACAAACAAATATGATAGATTTTCTGTATTACAAGGAACTAAACCTAGTAAAGAATTTTATGTCACACCGGTACCGGAATTTATAGATGCGTCATATGAAATACTTATATGGTGTGAATATACAGAACAATTGAATTCTATCATAGAACAAATAATGCCATTAAATGGATTTGCATGGGGAACAACATGGAAGTTTCCAGTATTTATACAAGACTATAGTTTTGAAACAATCAACTCCTCCGGAGAAGATAGAATTGTAAGAGCTACATTACCATGTACCACCAAGGCAACACTTCTAATGCCATTTGAATTACATGCATCAACAGTAGAAAAAAGATTTTCTGTTAAAAAGATAAATTTCAAATCAGAAACAGAATCATTTAATATAAATGTTACAGATCCGCCACCACCACCGGATAGAGAAAGCTATTCGCAAGGCGGATATAATACCTAATTTTATTAGGATATTAAAAATAAAATTTATATATTTATATAAGTTATAACCAAAAAAAAAAAGGAACGTTATGAGCAAAGAAATCAAAAATAAAAAAATAGATCAAGTTGATATAGATAATATCACAGACTTAAGAAACAAATCATCTGAATTAATTTTAAAATTTGGTGAATTAGAATTAGAATTTATTTATCTAGAAACTAGAAAAAATGAATTAAATACATATAAAGATAGTTTAATGGAAGAATTAGTCAAAATGCAGAAGTCAGAAAAAACATTGACAACTGAAATGGAAGCTAAATATGGCCAGGGAAATTTAAATTTAGAATCAGGTGAATTTATACCTGCATAATTAATGTTTGGCACAACCGTCAAATATTTATAAGAAACAAATAAAGGAACAATACAATGGCTGAAAAAATAATCTCGCCTGGTGTCTTTACAAATGAAGTAGATCAATCATTTTTGCCTGCAGGAATAGCTGCAATAGGGGCAGCCGTGATTGGACCAACACAAAAAGGTCAATCAGGAATACCTACGGTAGTAAGTAGTTATTCTGAATATTTACAGAAATTTGGTGGAGCATTTACATCAGGATCAGGAGCAGTAGAAGGCTCGTATAAATATTTAACTAATTATGCAGCACAAGAATATCTTAAGTATGCTGATACATTAACAGTGGTAAGAATTGGTGATGGATTTACTCCAGCATCATCTACAGCAACTGCATCAGGAGTTAATGCTAATTCATTTACATTAACAACATTAGCAGATGGAGCTGAACAGAATAGTAATGGAACAGTAGGGACAAATAATTTGTTATCAACTGGTACTGAAAACAACATTCAATATGAAGTTGCAAATGTTAATCAAGCAAAAGGTACATTCACATTATTAATTAGAAGAGGTGATGATACTATTAATAGAAAAACTATTTTAGAACAATTCAATAATTTAACATTAGATCCTAATTCTCCTAATTATATTGCAAGAGCAATTGGTGATCAGGTATTTACATTGAGAGATGCTGGTTCAACGGATCCATTTCTTCAATTATCTGGATCATTTGCAAATAGATCTTCTTATATAAGAGTATCAGGAATTAGAAACACATTAAATTATTTAGATTCAAATGGTGTAAGAAGAGTTGAAAGCGCAACTGGTAGTTTACCTGCTGCAGGATCTGGATCATTTAGTGGAGCATCTAATGGTAATTTAGCACATCCACAATTATTTAATGAAAAGATATCAAACATAAATAATCAAGGTGCTAATATGGCAGCTTCAACAACAATAAGTGCTTATAAAGATGCAATTAGATTATTAAAGAATCAAGATGAATATGATATCAATATGGTAGCTCTTCCTGGATTAATTGATAATTTTACAAATCATGCTCCAGTTATTACTGAAGCAGTTAATATGGTTGAAAGCAGAGGAGATTGTTTCTTTATAGCCGATCCAGTTGAATATGGATCAGCATTAACAACAGTTACTGCAAAAGCAGATGCTAGAGATTCAAATTATGTTGCTGAATATTGGCCTTGGATTAAAATTCCAGATGTAGATTTAGGAATGAATGTTTGGGTTCCGCCTTCAACATTGATACCTAGTGTATATGCATTTAATGATAGAGTTGCCGCTCCATGGTTTGCGCCAGCTGGTTTAAATAGAGGTGCTTTAGATATTGCAGTAATGACAGAAAGAAAATTAACTCATGCAAATAGAGATACACTTTATGATTCAAATGTAAATCCAATTGCAACTTTTCCTAATGCAGGTGTAGTTGTTTATGGACAAAAAACATTACAGAAAAAGGCAAGTGCATTAGATAGAATAAATGTGAGAAGATTGTTAATTGCAGCAAAGAAATTTATTGCATCATCAACCAAGTTTTTGGTATTTGAAAATAATACAGCAGTAACTAGAAATAGATTTTTAAGTATTGTTAATCCTTATTTTGAAAATATACAACAAAGACAAGGATTATTTGCATTTAAAGTTCAAATGGATGAAGCAAATAATACACCAGATGTCATTGACAGAAATGAAATGAAAGGTGCAATTTATTTGCAACCTGCTAAGACAGCAGAATTCATAATTATTGATTTTAATATACTTCCAACAGGAGCTTCATTCCCAGAATAGGATGAATAGTATATTTATAATAAATTGGAGAAATTAGATGGCAGAATTACTTGACCCCACCGAGATATTTTATACAGCTTATGAGCCTAAAATGGCAAATAGGTTTATTATGTACATTGAAGGCATACCTGCATATCTTGTGAAAGCTGCATCAAGACCATCATTAGATCAAGGAGAAGTTATTCTTGACCATATTAATGTTGAGCGAAAGTTAAAAGGCAAAACAAGATGGCAAGATGTAACCGTAACATTATATGACCCAGTAGTTCCATCAGGAGCACAAGCGGTAATGGAATGGGTTAGACTTCATCATGAATCAGTAACAGGAAGAGATGGATATTCAGATTTCTATAAGAAGGATGTCACATTTAATACATTAGGACCTGTAGGTGATAAAGTTGAAGAATGGACTTTAAAAGGCGCTTTTATATCAGCAGCAAGCTTTGGTGATATGGATTGGTCAACAGAAGATCCAGTACAGATTGAATTGACAATTAAATACGATTACGCAATATTGCAATTTTAAATTTAATTTTAATTAAAATCATTGAGAATCCTGCCTTAGGGCGGGATTTTTCACACACTGTATATTTATACTAAATAGTTATTAAGGAAAGAAATGACAAAAGTTAACGAAGATTACCCAAAAAAACAACTATCTGACGAAAAGCTAAAACAATTAGCTACGGAACAATATGAAGAAACATCAGTTGAATCATATGACTTCCCGACAGAAATAATAGATTTACCTAGTAAAGGAAAATTATATCCAAAAGATCATATTTTGAATTCCGGAACGATTGAAATGAAATATATGACTGCGAAAGAAGAAGATATTCTTACCAATCAATCATATATTAAACAAGGTATAGTATTAGATAAATTATTTAAAGCTCTTATAATGACTAAGGTCAATTATAATGATATATTAATATGCGATAAAAATGCAATCATGATTGCAGCAAGAATATTAGGATATGGTAAAGATTATGAAGTTAAAGTCAAAGATCCGGAATCTGATGAAATGGTTTCTCATACTGTTGATTTAACAGATCTTAAAGATAAAGAAATTGATTGGTCTTTAATAGAGGATGGTATCAATGCATTTCCATTTATATTACCAACAAGTAAAAAACAAGTCAAACTAAAATTGTTATCACAGAGTGAACAAACAAAAATTGATGCAGAACTTAAAGGTTTAATAAAAATCAAAAAAGAAGCTGGATTAACTACATTGTTGAAACATGTTATTGTAGAGTTGGATGGAGATACTGATAAATCAAAAATAAGAAAATTTGTTGATACAAACTTATTAGCCATAGATTCTAGAGCAATGAGAATATTTCTAAAAACAATTACTCCAGAAATAGATATGTCTATTGAAGTCCCGGTTGGAGAGTCCGGAGATACATTTCCGAGTCAACTTAGCATCGGATTGGACTTTTTTTGGCCTGACTCAGAGCTATAAAAAACTATTTCAAGAATCTATATTTGACTTGATATATCATAGTAATGGGGGATTCTCATATACGGATGTATATCATATGCCAGTATATTTACGTACCTTCTATATAAGGAAGTTAAGCAAAATGCATTCCGACCAAAACGAAAATCATGAGAAGGCTATGAAATCCCAGCAATCGACAATGGCAAAATCACCTAAAATGCGCAAACGTTGATATTTATAAAAAAGGAATATATCATGTCCAAACATAAAATTGAAAATAAAATGCTAAAACAAATCGATCAACTCGATGAAGGCGTATTATTAGGTCTTTTAAAATTAATAATGAAGCCGGCTGTAAAAAGAGCTTTTACTAAGATAGAAAAAGATATGCCGGAAATAGTCACTACAATCTCCGGATTACGATTCTATGCTGACGAATTAAAAGATGAAATAAAAAAATTAGAAAAAGAAGCTAAAAGTAAAGATGAATTTACTGCAGGCTTTGCTAAAGACCAGTTAAAGTTATTAAAACTACAATAAAGGTATAAATGAGTAAGTCAGGCCCAAGCAAAGACGATGTTAAAAATACCAAAGAGATGAACAATCTGTTTGAGTCGATGCAGAATATAACAGGCGACATTACTAGAAATTTAGAATCTATAAAAGAAGAAGAGGCTGCTATATTATCTACACAAAATAGAGGAGTAAAACTTGCTCAGTTAACTAGACAGTTACAAAAAGAAAAAGAAAAGCTTTCGAAAAATGAAAATAATCTTAGTAAGGAGCAAGTATTACTTAAAAGAAAAGATTTAGGATTAGCTACCCAACGATTGAAAAGTGCTAAGCAGATGCAAGCCGGCAATATAAAAATTAGAAATCAACTAGTTGGAGTAAATGATCAAGCACAAAAATTATCTGGACATATAGAGAATTTTGTATCTGCATTACCAGGAGGCAAGTCACTAATAAAAATGTTTGGGATTGACCAGATAGGTGTAAAGTTTGAAGAATCATTAAATAAAGGGGCAGAAGTTTTAAAATCAGGTGGTAGTATAAAGGAAGCAATGACCGCTTTCGGCGGTGGCTTAAAAGGAATGTTAGGGCCTGCAGGAATATTACTAGTAATAATAGGAGGCTTGGTTGCAGCATTTAGCATAATTTCTAAAAAGGCACAAGAATTTTCCAAAGAAACAGGAATAACATTTGGCCAGGCAAGAAAATTAGGTAAAGAAGCATCTGACATGACAATATCGTTAGACGATAATTTGTCAAGTACAAAAGATATAAAAGATGTATTATCAGCAAGTATAAAAGAATTTGGAGTATTAAATATGTTGTCTGCAGAACAGGCAATGAATGTTTCTGAAATAGGCCAGGCATTTGGATATGGCGCAGCGCAAGCTGGAAAAGTTAACAATGTATTTATGCAAATGGGGGCATCTGCAGAAAGTGCAGCCGACGCACAAAGGGATTTAGCAGCAGAAGCTTTAAAGTCTGGACTAAATGTAGGCGCAGTAACAAAAGATATTGCGGATAATGCAAAACTTACATCAAAATTCTTTGGAGGTAATGTTAAAGCTCTTAAAAAGGCAGCATTGCAAGCAGCTAAACTAGGCATGAGTATTGCAACCATGGCAAAAGTTTCAGAGAGCTTACTTAATTTTGAAGATTCCATATCATCACAATATGAATTCCAAGCATTAACAGGAAAACAATTAAATCTAGATACAGCTAGACAATTAGCGTTACAAGGAGATATAGCAGGCGCGACCAAATTAATAATGGATCAGGTAGGTTCATCTGCAGATCTTGCAGCAATGAATGTCATTGAACGTAAAGCGTTAGCTAAAGCAACCGGAATGGAGTTTGATCAACTTCAAAAATCTGCAATTATTAAAGAAAAGTTAAAGAATTTAAGTGCAGAAGATGCAGCAGCAATGGCAAATCTAGGTCTTTCGGCAGCTGAAATGGCCGGAATGAGTAGTGAACAATTGCAAAACAAATTAGCAGAACAACAGGCCAATAAAAGAAATAGTCAATCATTTGCTGCAATGGGCAATATATTGATAAATGCTATTATGCCAGCAGCACAAGCAATTTCTGAATTGTTTGGAGCATTAGCACCTATCATAAAAATGGCATTCTTTCCTTTAACAGCAGCGGCAATGGCATTTGCTAGCATTTCAAACTTTATTAAAGATTCTGTAATAGCAACTACAGCTTTCGGTGTAGCACTTGGTGCTATACTTTTAATGAAACAAACTAGCTTCTTCCC